AAGTATGCAACACATCTGCCCGGAGGCGGCGAAGGTGTTCATGGCAAAGGATGAAGAAGATGGCAAACGCTGACACTTGGGAAAGAAAAATAACAAAAGCATGCAAAGAGGCCGGGACATACGAGCCTTTTTTTAAGCTGGTGATCAAGCAGCTGTCCCAGATCATGGAGATGAGGGACAATGCTATGAAGCAGTTCAAGGCGAGCGGAGGTCAACCGGTTGTGGCACATACGAATAAGGGCGGACACGCGAACATCGTCAAAAATCCGGCTCTTCAGGTTATCGACAACTGCAACACGCAGGCGCTGGCATACTGGCGTGACTTAGGTCTCACGCCTTCCGGATTCAAGAAGCTCTCCGGGAAAGACATCGCAGAAAAGAAAGAGACCAGCTTCGAGGAAGTGCTGGCCGGAATAGGAATATAAGACACAGCAGATTGGAGAATGAGGAATCCAAGGATGAAGAATGAGAGGACAGGCACAGGCTAAAATCAAGAGTTACAAGAAAGTGGCCATCAAATACGCCAAGGACGTTGTCTCCGGGAAAGAAAAGAGAGCCGGGGCGGATGTGGTGGCAGCATGCGAGCGGTTCCTTGCGGATCTGAAACGTGATGATCTGGAGCTGAGGACAAAGGATCCGGACATCGCCATCGGAATCATTCAAACAACGATGGTGCACGCACAGGGAGAGGATCTCGAAGGGAATCCGCTCCTGGGCAAACCGTTCATGCTGGAGCCATTTCAGGTTTTTTCCGTTTATAACCTTCTGGGGTTCTTCTGGAAGGGCACGAACAGGCGGAGGTTCCAAGAAGCGTTCATCGAGCTGGCCAGAAAGAACGGAAAAACTTCTTTCGTTGCTGGCCTTGCGTGGGCGATCGCAATAATCCAGAGGCGGTCAGGGTCGAAAGTGTACATTGTAGCGGCTGCCATGAAGCAGGCGCTGCAGGCTTTCAACTTCATCATGTTCTCTCTGAGGTATCAGGGAATCGTTGACAAGTTCGAGACGCACGACAACAGCTTCAACCACGATATTAAATACTACTTCAAGGATAAGAACGGACGGCCGGATGGATCCATCGAGATCGTAGCTCTGGCATCCCATCCGGATCAACAGGATTCCTTCAACTGCAACGTCGTTATTGCGGACGAGATCGCAGCATACAAAAAGCCGGCGCAGTACAACAGGCTGAAGGAGGCAACTAAAGGATACACAAACAAACTGGTGGTCGGTATCACAACGGCCGGCGACAACGTCAATTCGTTTGGATATAACCGGCAGGAATACGCTGTCAAAGTGGCACATGGAACGGTCAAAGATGACACGTTCTTTTCTTTTGTGGCAAGAGCTGATCAGGACGACAAGGGAAATGTGGACTACACGAATCCAGAGCAGCACATGAAGGCCAATCCGAACTACGGGGTGACGATCAGGCCGGATGACATACTTCAGGAATCAATTCAGGCTCAGAACGATCCGCAGCAGCGGAAGGACTTCCTGAGCCGTTCGCTAAATATATATACATCGAGCCTCAGGAGCTGGTTCGACATCGACGAGTTCAAGAGGAGCGATAAGAATTACAGCTGGAGCATGGAAGATCTGGCCAAACTTCCGGTGGAATGGTACGGCGGCGCAGATCTTTCGAGGATGTACGATCTCACTGCAGCGGCCCTGTTCGGTCACTACGACAAGGAAGACGTGGACATCCTGATCACGCACGGATTCTTCCCGATCACGCAGGCGGCAGCCAAAGCCGATGAGGATAACATTCCGCTTTATGGATGGGAAGATGACGGATGGCTGACGATGTGCAATAATCCGACGGTCAACGTCAGCGACGTGGTCCGCTGGTTTTCCGATATGCGGAAGAGGGGCTTCCGGATCGTGGACATCGGACACGACAGAAAGTTCTCAGGTGAAGAATACTATCCGCAGATGAAGGCGGCAGGGTTCCATATAACGGAGCAGCCGCAGATGTATTGGATCAAGAGTAAGGGCTTCCGGAGGATAGAGAAGAGCGCCAAAGACGGCAATCTTTACTATTTGCATTCGGAGGCTTTTGAGTATTGCGTTGCGAACGTGCACGCAGTAGAGAAGACCGACGACATGATCAGCTACGAGAAGATCCAGCCGGAGATGAGGATGGATCTGTTTGATGCCGGAGTGTTCGCAGCGGTCAGATGGATAGAGTCACACTCCAAGAGGGAGAAGGTGGCCAAGTGGTTCGGGTGATACCCGGACAAGTGGTTCGGATAAGAAGCAGGAGGGGAGAGAGTGAAAAATCCATTCAGAAAAAGGAGCGCCGGGAAAGTGGGGATCGTGGTGCAGAACAAAACAGATGAGATCTGCGTCCCGGGGTACACGTCACTCGACAAAAACCCGGAGATAATGACGGCATGCCGCAGGATAGCGGAGCTGATCGGGACCATCACGATCCATCTGATGAGCAACACAAAAGACGGAGATGTCAGGATCGTCAACGAGCTCTCCAAGAAGATCGATATTGATCCGATGGAAAACATGACTCGTGCATGGTGGATGGAATCCATCGTAATGACAATGCTTCTTCCGGGCAAAGGGAATGCCATCGTGGTTCCGAAGACAAGGGCCGGCATTCTGAAGAATCTCGAACCGATAGCGGCGAGCCGAGTGTCATTTGTTCCGGAGGCTGGGTCATATACAAGATACAAGGTTCTGATCGACGGGAAGCAATACAGCCCGAACAAACTGTTGCACTTCCGGCACAATCCGGATCTGAACTATCTCTGGAAGGGCCGGGGCGTGACTGTCGCGCTCCGTGACATAGCGAAGAATCTCAAACAGGCGGAGGCAACAAAAAACGCCTTCCTAAGTTCAAAGTGGAAGCCGTCCGTCATCATCAAGGTGGACGCGTTCAACGATGAACTTGCGAATCCAGAAAAAAGGAAGAAGCTCCTGAAGGATTATATCGACTACGACACGGAAGGACTTCCGTGGGTGATCCCGGCGGATCAGTTCCAAGTAGAACAGATCAGGCCGCTCACTCTTTCGGATCTGGCGATATCGGATTCAGTCGAAATCGACAAGAAAACGGCAGCAGCTGTGATCGGAGTTCCGGCCTTCTTGCTTGGCGTAGGAGATTTCAATCGGGAAGAGTGGAACAGTTTTGTTCAGAGCACGGTCCGGGCGATATGCACAGGGATTCAGCAGGAAATGACAAAGAAGCTGATCCTGAGTCCGGACTGGTACTTGCGATTCAACGTCCGGTCCCTTATGGATTGGGATCTCAAGACATTGACGGATGTCTTCTGCACGATGGGAGATCGCGGATATGTGGACGGCAATGAGGCAAGAGATGCAATCGGACTGAGCCCGAGGGAAGGACTGGACGAGCTCCGCATTCTCGAGAATTATATCCCGGCTTCCATGTCCGGGCAGCAGTCAAAACTGGTCGGAAACGACGGAAACGGAAACGGGGAGGAATAAGAGATGGGAAAGAGTATGATAAACTATCCGAAATTTGACAGGCGGTCAATTGGACCGCTGAACCAAGTCAGAACCAGAGACGACGAAGGAAATCCGATAATTGAGGGCTACTTCGTCGTTTTTGATGGGGTCTACCAGATGACGCCAGACATGTCCGAGAGCGTAGATAGACATGCGTTCGACGACACAATCAACGGCGACATCAGGATCCTAATTGATCACGAGACAAGACTTGTGGTCGGAAGAACTTCTGCAGGTACTGCACAGATTCGCGTCGACGAATACGGAGTGTGGGGGCATGCCGATATCAATCCGAACGATACCGATGCAATGAATGCACACGCCAGAGTCGAAAGAGGAGATGTAAATCAGGGCAGTTTTGGTTTCGAGATCCTTGAAGAGGAAACCGACTTCCGCGACGATGGCTCGATCCACTTCACCATTAAGAAGGTCCGGCTGCACGAATTGTCAATAGTGACTTTCCCGGCTTATGAAGACACCACGATCTCAGCGCGCGCCAAACAAGCCGACGAGCTGAGGCAGAAGGCGAATAAGGCGTGGAAGGAAAGGATGATGAAGAAATTGAAAAAGGAGGGCGAATAATGGCACTCAAAGTGTTAATGCTCAGAAGAGAGCGCGACAGGCTCAACAAACAGATTGAGACACTGAGGGAGAACGAAGAGAAGTTCAAGCTCAGAGAGGCAGATCTCGAGAAGGCAATCGGCGAGCTGGCAGATGATGCCACAGAAGAAGAAAGAAAAGCCGTCGAGGAAGAGATCGAAAAGCTGGACAAAGAGAGAGCCGAAAACAAGGAGCAGATGGAAGATCTCGATTCTAAGGTCAGAGACATAGAAGAGAAGATCGCAGCCGAAGAGGAAGGTCAGCCCGGAGATCCCGAGCCCGATCCAGAACCGGCACCGGCACCGGCTCCGAACGATCCCGACGAGGGCGGCAAAGAGAACACAAGAAACAAAAAGGAGGTACTTCCCAAAATGGTAAGAGGAAAATTCTTCAGAAAAATGGCAGAAAACGAAGTCAGAACTATGGTCGCAAGAGACGATGTTCAGAACTTCCTGACTGAGGTGAGGTCAGCAATCAGCGAGAAGAGAGAGATCACAAACGTTGGTCTTCTGGTTCCAGAGGTATTCCTTGGACTGATCAGGGAGAATCTCATGGAATACTCCAAGCTGTACAAGCACGTTGACGTCAGAGTAATCGGCGGCAAAGGCAGGACCACAATTCTGGGCGAGATCCCAGAAGCAGTTTGGACTGACTGCTGCGGAAATCTGAACGAGCTGAATCTTGCGTTTTACGGCGCAGAGATGGACTGCTGGAAGGTGGGCGCTTATGCGGTAGTATGCCAGGCGAATCTGGAAGACAGCGACATCGATCTCGCATCCGAGATTCTGACAGCACTGTCTCAGGCAATCGGAATCGCTCTGGACAAGGCGATCATATTCGGTCTTGGAACCAGAATGCCGGTAGGATTCTTCACAAGACTGGCAGAAACAGCACAGCCTTCAGACTATCCGGCAGATGCGCTGCCTTGGGTGGACTATCACACCACCAACATCAAGACTATCGCCTCATCCGTAACCGGAATAGAGCTCTTCAGACAGTTCATCGTGGACAGCGCAGCAGCCAAGGGCAAGTATTCCAGAGGCGAAAAGGTCTGGATCATGAACGAGACCACTTACACAGCGCTGATCGCAGCTGCAATGTCTGTTGACGCAGGCGGCGCAATCGTGGCAGGAGT